CCTTCACAGCTTAGGCACTCCCCGTCTTCTAGGTTTATTCTTGGTATCTTTACGTTGACATTCTCTGCATTACGTGCCGCTGTGGTGCGGTAGTAGTACATAGACTTCAGTTTGTTTGCTCCTGCCCAGTGTACGTTGTTGACGTACTCTAGGTATTCGTCGTGTGTCTCCTGTGGCGCACTGGATGCTGGCGGCTCAAAGAATGTATTGACTGACTGAGACTGACACACATACGGCTGTCGATTATAGGCATGTTCAATAACCCATATTTGATTGATCTCAGGCGCGGTCTTAAAGGTATCTCTTTCTTCTTCAGATAACGCCGTAAGCCCTGCAACAGAGCCTTCAGCAGCAGAAATAGTTTTCCATGTTTCTTCATTGTTTAGACCTTTTTCCTCCAGTAGTTTCTCTAAGTATTTATTCTTTACACGATAGCTGCCACTCAGAGTCTTGTGCGTAAAAATGTTAGCACGCGAAGGCTCAATCGAAGGACTAGTTCCACCACATATAATACTGCTGCTGGCATTAGGAGCAATAGCAAGGAGATGTGAGTTACGGCGACCACTGCCGACCATATCAGGAGCTTCCCCACGATCTCTACCCAGAACTTTACTAGCTTCCGTCGCTCGTTCTTTGATGAGTTTGAAGGCTCTATGATTAAATGATGCAGCGAAAACTCCCGCGAAAGGGAGTCCATTACGTTGAAGATAACTATGAAAGCCCATCGCACCAAGGCCAACCGCCCGTTCTCTATATGCACTATAAGCGGCTCTTGCAAAGCCTTTTTTATCCAAGTCAACATGATACTTAAACTCCTGCAAGCTATTACATTGTTCCCTTATACCCACTGTCTGTATAGCATTGTCAATAAAGTGTTCCAGTGTGTTGTCCAGCATAGTTACTAGATCACTGATGAACACCTCATTGTCTTTCCACTCATCAAAGTATTCTAAATTAACACTTGACAAGCAGCATACTGCTGTACGTTCTTCGTTTGTAGGCAGTGTAATCTCAGAGCATAGGTTACTTTGCTTAACCTCTAGCCCTAGAGCCTTCTGCTCCTGTGGTAGATACTCATTACAGCGGTCTGTGTTGACAATGTACGGCTCACCTGTCTCTGCTCTAGTGTGAACTAGCTGCCACCACAAGTCCCGCGCTGGGACTGTTTTGATTGCCTGCTTTGACTTAGGATCAATCAGACGCCATGGCAAGTCATGCTCTACTGAATAAAGAAAGTCATCAGAAATATTAACGCCGTTATGTAGATTAAGACACTTACGGTTAAGATCCCCACCAGTAGTCTTTCGCATAGCAACAAATTCTTCAATTTCTGGATGGCTGATGTCCATATACGCCGCATAAGCACCTCTCCTTGTTACTCCTTGATTGAAAGCCAGCATCTGACTGTCAACTACGTGCATAAAAGGGATGCTCCCAGTTGATTGGCTCCCGTTAGAAGTAGCCACACCGTTACTGCGAACAGCGCCCCAGTACCCACCCAGACCGCCCCCGCTGGAAGTGAGCCAAATGTTTTCATCATAGTGAGCTGATAAACCACCTCTGGAATCAGGCACAAAATTAAGAAAGCAGCTAATAGGTAAGCCACGCGTTGTTCCTCCATTGCTTAGTATTGGTGTGCTGAACATAAACCAGCTTTTACTGGCGTAGTCATACAGGCGCTGTGCTAGATCAAAGTCAGTGACACCGTGATAGGTAGCACTGTACACAGAGGCGCGTGCAAAAGCTTCCTGTGCGTATGTCTCGTCTTGCCAGAAGTACCTGTCCTTCAGCGTATTCAGAGAGAAGTCATTTAGGTCTTTCTCTCTGTCGTAGTCTATAGTAATCCCAAGGTAATCTTGAGTGCCTGTCTTATACTGCATCTTGATTGTCCAACAAAAACTTCATCAATCGTTCTTCATACCAACGTGCTTTGCGTAGGTCTTCAAACGGCTTCTTTTTGTACCTGAATCTCCACCTATATTTTAACGCATTTCCGCGTAAATAGCCAATGTATTCGTCTTTGTTTAGCATTGCCTCTATAGCTTCTATGCACTCTATACTGCCATTGTTGTAGTGGGGTGGGTTGTCCACCATGTCAGGAGCAGACTCAGCTATATAGACAGGGGCAGACTCAACAGAAAAAACGTCATGCACAAACTTATCTCCATACAAGGGATGGTCATTTGGCGCGTTGTCTTCTTCCTCGTCCCAATGCACTTGGTATCCGTACTTCTTGTTAAGTCTAGTCCATGCGTCTGGGCTTTCATCATCAATACTCGTCTTTTTCGTCTGTGTCTGGTCTTGTGTCATCTTGTAGTTCTTCCTCAAATTGTTCTAATCGTGCTATTAGTTTATCTTCAAACCTGTCTAGTATTTCTTCACTAGATATGTCGAGGGATTCTATCAGGTCATCAGGGTCATAGCGTTGCAAAACTCTTTCCTTAATCTCATCCATGGTTAAACTGTATTTATTGTGAGTCAACATATTTCATCAACTTGTCAAAGTCATTTAATGTGTAGTGCTTAAATCCTTCCTTCTCGCACCACTGCCCCATTGTCATCTTAGCGCCCTTGCGTAGCTTCTTGTTAGGATCTGACAGTACAAAGATCAGTTCTGTGTCTGTACAGTCCCTGATGGCTTTGTACTTCATTGTATCGCCTGTCCTAAAGAATCCCTTTAGTTCCAAGAGTATCCCTGTGCGCGTATGTACGAAGTCTGGTTTGTACTTCCTGTGCATAGTGTAAGGGACATCAAATGGTTCATACTTAAACTTACGCTTTGGTGCTATGGCTGCAAATGAAGCCTCTAGCCCTGACCTGTAAATACTCCCTTTACGTGATCTCTTGGACTTTAGGCTCATTGGCTACCTCCGTCAAGAACCGTGGGCCTGTAGAGTACAGGAATGTGCGTAAGTCTGGATAGCAAGAACGCTTGAAGTGACAGTAGGAGCAACCTATTGGCAGCTTCATGTTACCTGACTTACCATCAGGAACAGGGTCATTACAAAACTCAGGTGGCTCTGGCTGCTGTACAACCGCCTTTACGTGCTTGATACGTTCTACTATGTCTTCCTTCAAAACTTCGTACACAGGCGCTTGTGTGTCTTCTAGGTCATACTTTAGGAAGGCGAGGTGTCCGTTTTGCTTGTCCATTGCAAGCCAGCCTACCTCTGTGTCACCTTCAGACTTAGCGTATCCTTTGATCTGGTCTATATAACCAAAAGGATCATCAAAAGCCAGCGTAGCGTTCTTGAACTTTTTAAATCCAAAACTACTGGTTGATTTAACATCCGTAAGCACTCCATCAATCTTACAGTCCATGCTCCCTACAATTCCTTCCACTTCAGCTTGGGCCTGCTCATGGCTAACAGTGTGGCCTGACAGCCTGACCAGTAGCAGCAGCATTTCCTCAATCAAATGTCCGTACAGGAACTTGACTAAGTTATTTGGCTGCATTGGTTCCTTTGGCCCTACGTTATTGTAGTGGTTCCAGAGGTACCTATCGTCCCTGCCAATGTTGGACATACGTAGCTTACGTGCATCAAAGTTACCACGGTTGGTAAACTCCTTACGCATTAAGTCCTTGACTGCCTCGCCAAACTTCTCAATCTCTGCTTCAGCGTCTACAGACCTGGCTACATTCTTGGTCTTTACCAATTTGTAAATGTCATCGACCAGCGTATATGTTGTCTTCATTTTGTTTCTCTATGGTCTATAAACCTAAGTTTACGTGTGATTGGATTGAAACCAAGTTGGACAATATTCAAATCCTTTTGAAGCTGGCTCCTAGTGTGGGATGTATGTGAATAGTTCCCTTCCCCTACTTTCTGTTCTTGGAATGTTTTAACATCTATCAAAAGCGTTTCTCCTGTTTCTAAGTTAACTCCAATAAGGTCGATAGGCCCAGTGCAGCCAGCGTTTCTGAATACTTCATACCCTTCATCCCAAAGCCAAGTTACTGCGTAGTATTCTGCCAAGTCACCCTTTCGGTTACTGTCAACATCAATGTGTCTCTGACCAGTTGCTACCGACATTGTATTCTCCTGTTAGTGGACATCTCAATCTGTAATGTAGACCAGCAGCCTCTATGCAAGACACTGCTAATCTCCCGTACTTATCTTCCTGACCCTGTGCTACTTCAGCCTGCACTTCATCGTGAATGTTACCTACAAAGTTATAGTCCAGCCTGTACCCCTGTGCATATTCATCTAGGATAACCAGAGCTTTCTTCATAACTATAGCACCAGCGCCCTGTAGTAGCGTGTTCAGTGCTGAGTGTGCGCTACGCACCTGTAGCTGCCTTCCGTCTAGTCCTTTAAGGTATCCTCCTTTAGCTTTTGCTGCAACTCTTTCAGTAAGATCCCTAAGTGTTGGGAGACCATTAAGGAATCTTGCTCTAAGCGCAGAGCCAGTACGCGCATTTCCCCCGACAATCGTACCAAGTTTTGCATCTCCTGCACCGTATAGGAAGGCATATATGAAAGTTTTAGCCTGATCTCTCGATTCAAGTCCTGCAAGTCTTTGATTGGCTGTGTGAATATCTCCGTGGAGAATTTCATTGGTGTACTCCTTATCTCCCATGTAGTGCGCCAACATGCGTAGTTCTAGTCCACTGGCATCAAAGCCGACCAGAGAGTACCCTTCCGGTACAGTCCAGCATGACCTGCACTCTTTACCGTATGGAGCGCGGGAGGCAGGCACCTGTGCCAGATTAGGCTCTGAGTGTGTCATACGGCCTGTTACAGCGCCGTTGGTGTTCACTCTGCCGTGTACTCTACCGTCATCGTCAGCGGCGTCTATCCAGCTTTTTATCTGTGCTACACGCTTCTGTACCATCAGGTACTCCGCTATCAGTTGCGCTTCCGGTATGTCAGTGATATTAGACAGTACAGACTCATCTACAATGGCGTGTCCCTTCTCTGTAAACTTTGTGGGCTTCCATCCAAAATGCTGTAAGTATCTGCCGATCTGCTGCCGTGATCCTAAGTTAAACTCAGGGAAGTCAATGCGACTAAACGGGCCACAAACGTCACCCCACTGCTCACCTAGAAACTTTAGACCTACGGCAGAGAGCGTATGATCTTTCTTACACCGTGGCGTAACTTCCTTGATAAATGTAGGGAGAGGACGAAAGGTGTCCTGTACTTTGTCTTCCAGTTCATATTTTTTTTCCTTTAGCAGAGCTAATAATTGATGTGCATATTTTAGATCCAGTAGCCAGCCTATCCTGACCTGTCTGGCGGTTATCCGCTGCACCTCATGTTCTAGTTTTATTGAGTCTATCTCAAAACCATCCAGTTCTTTTAGTAGGTGCTGGTACAGTTTTTCAGTTACTTCAACATCGCGTACACAATACTTTTCCATCTCAGGTGACAAGCATGACCAGTCAGTATGGTCGCCCTTAGAAAACCCAAGACGCTCGCCCCATGCGCGTAGGCTGTGTCCTCCATCGCGGTTAGGACTACTCAGGCGTGACATGACCAGCGTATCCTGTACGCGCTCACGGTCTACCTTGATTCCCCATAGGCGCTCCAGTACAGGCAGGTCAAAGCCATATAGGTTCTGTCCTACTACTGGGAACGTGCCTTCCAGCGCAGCAGCCAGAGACTCAGCATCGTAATGCTTACGTACCTCACCGTCCTGCTTTGTTACTGCAATCCAGATGACACTAGGGTTTAGCCCATCAGTCTCAATATCTAGGTACAGTTCGCTGTTAGAAGTCATCGTCTACATCCTTGGGTGCCGCTACTTCAGCCATGCGCCCCGTTGTCCTGTCGTACTTCAAGTAGCAGGCTGCTCCTGTCAGCCCAGCGTAGCGATTCTTTAGGATACGTACTGTAGTTGTGTTACGCTTATCCTCGTCCTCGTCCTGCTGGTTACGCTCCAAGCCAATCACCATGTCCGACAGTTGCGCTATCGCCTGTGAGCCTCGCAACTCACTCAGGCTGATCCTGCCTCCGTCCTCATGTGGCTTGCCTGTGGTACGCTTTAGGTGCGACACCAGAAACAGTCCCACACCTAGCTCCTGCACCAGTGTACGCAGGTTAGTCATAATAGCGTCGATAGCCTTACGCTCGTCCCCGTTCTCCTGTGCTGACACTACGATGGATAGGTGGTCGAGTATGATCCACTTACAGTCCAGCGCCTTAGCCATGTGGCGTATGCGAGACAATAGTTTGTCCTCGCTTGTACTGCCCCAATGGTCAAACAGATAGAACCGTCCAGTACCTAGTGTTTGCTCCCAGAATGGGAACGCAGCGTCGGAGTCTAAGTCTTCCTCTAGGTGCAATGGGCAGTCGGCGGCTACCGACATGATGCCCAGAGCAGTCCTCGCTACGTCTTCCTCAAGCGCAAGTATGCCAATGTTGTCCTCTGTGGAGTTAAGTAGGTAATACTCTAGCTCCCTGACAATCTGTGACTTACCCATGCCTGATCCACTGGTGATGGTCACTAGCTCGTATGGCCTGAATCCCTTGGTCATGTCGTTAAGACCTTGCCACGGATACGGTATAGACTTCACCTTCATCTTGCCAGTAATGGCGTCCCATGTGTCCTTACCACATATAATGCCATCGGGCTGATAAGATTTAGAGTCCCACCATGCCGACACAAAATCCCGTACCTTGTTGGCTACTAGCATCTCGCTAGCGTCCTTCATAGGCAGCGTACAGATTTTTAGCTTGCTGGGGCTGAATATGTCTTTGATCTCGTCAATGGCGGTCTGTCCAGCCTTGTCGCTGTCGAAACACACCACTACCTGATCGTAACCTTCCAGCCACTCTAGTTGCTCTTTTATTTCCTTTGCTGCTGATGATGCGCCAGAGCGTAGCGACACCACATCCCATTTATTGTCGAACATCTCAGACACACTCAGCGCGTCCAGTTCGCCCTCTGTTATCGTTATGAATTTACCCTTGCCACGGCAGGTATTCTGCCCGAACAGCCCTACGCCCTGCAGTGTGCCTGTTGCGTAGAAGTCTTTGTTCTGCACCACACGCACCTTGCTGCCCTTCACCTCGTTAGTGTCGGTTGCATAGTACGGGTAGTGATGCCTGCTGATTGTCCCTGACCTATCAAACTCCACAGTAACGCCAAACTTGGCGCAAGTAGCCTGTGATATTCGACGCTCTGGGATAGCGGCAGTGGCACCGTTAAACTCTAGCGGTCTCTTTTCTGCAATGCTCACAACTTCACCATTGGCGCTCTCGCGGTGGTTACACCCAGCAGAGAAGCAGTGGGCCGACCCGTCGCTATAACGGGCCAGCGCATCACTACTGCCGCACACTGGGCAGGCTTCATGCTTTACGAACTTAGAGTTCTGCATCTATTCCAGACGCATCTTCAGCAAGTTCTAACACTCGCACAGCGTTAAGATAGGTAGGCGTACCGTGTACTGGGTGCGCTGGGCCTGTCTTATAGCTAATGCGTACCGTAGAGCCACGAGGTATGTCACCAGTAAAAGGATTATCACTGGCGTCGATAATCTTCACCGGAAACTTACTGGCAAACTTTCGCTGTGCCATGTTCTCATACTCTTTGATTTTCACACCCTGAGCGGACAGCATCTCAGCCGTTGCATCGTCCAGAGTACCCGTTAAGGTAAACCGTCCAGTATCCTGACCCTGATACGACTCAGTTTCACGCAAGTTACTAAAGGCTACCTTCATTTCTGCTACAGCCATCTATAGACTCCTCTATGGTTATTGTAGATTACTAATAATGAAACTTTAAGAATATACATTATGTTTATTCCTTCGCTTCATAGGTATATTATACCAGCTTTTCAGATTAACGCAACACCTCCTAGTTAAAAAGTTCAAATTCAAGATCGTCTAACTGTCCCTCATCCAGATACAGCGATTCGTACTCCTGTGCAATTATCGCTCTGTTGGATATAGTGTAGCAAGTGTTGCACAAGTCCAAATGCTCCCCTGTTTTGTGGTCTTTTCTGGACAACTCAACGTCGCTCAATGGGCCGCTATTGCACGCTCTGCATCTCATTAGTGTAACTCCCTGTGGAATAATTGTTTATGTAGTTCGTCGATCTGTTGGTCAGTGTGGTTGGCTAAGGTCAACGCTAGCCAGCTTGTAGCTGCACTAGCTAACTCTGCGATGGTCGCGTTGTTTATTTGGTATTCAATTAGCTCGTTTTCTTTCCTGTCGCGTTCGCTAATCTCCTGTGGCCCGTTATCGTCCGTAACGTCTAGGTCTGGGTAAGTTGTACTCATGCTGCTAATAACTCCATTGTTGGTTGTCGATGCTCAGGCCATCGCATGTCAATAACCTGTGGTTTATACTGGAAGTAGTATACACGGTATGCCTCCAGACTGCTAGCGCGTTTGCACTCGTCAGGCATACACTGAGGAGGATCTGTCCACTCAATGTCAGGAATGCCCATAGGAGGCTCAAAAAGAGCGTCTGCGCACTTTTGCCACGTTAGATGTACCTTCCTATAGCGTTTTGTGTACTCGTCTGAGAGAGCCTTAAAATGCCTGTATAGCCATCTATAGTTTGCTGCACTTTCCCTAGCCCATATAGTGCTAGGATGATTCCTGTGCGCTACTTTATACGGTACGTCGTGGTTGCCGAATTCATGGTGTGCTGTGCACAACATTTGTGCTGATTCCAGAATCATCTTAACCACATGTTTATCACACTGCATCTGTGCTGCACGCACAGGGTTAGTTGAGATATAAAATATGTTCATTACTTCAGCCCCCTAAATTTAAGCGTCTTTATAGCACACTTAACACACACTAGTTCATCATCAACATAGCACATACTGTGTCGTGGTTTGCTTGTGGTGCCGCATTTGCTGCATTTGTTGTTAATTAGTATCATGCTTCAAAAGCTCCGTCTATGTCTATTTCGTTGGTGGGGTAATGTTTGTTTAGAAGTAATCTAGCGGCTGCACAGGCGTCTTCATCGTCGTAAGCCTGCACTTGCACTGTCATGGTCACGACATAATCTATAGGTTCTGGTTCCTCCGGTTGATTCCAAGGACACCTTGGGTTGCTTTCGTCGCTATCTGCACGGTCTATCATGCCGCTAGGGTATAGGCTGTTGCCTAATGTGTTGAATAAGTCCATCATTCAAAATCCTCTGAGTTAGTTGCTTCTTCCAGTTCTTGCATAATTTCAGCCGTTAGACTATAGGATATATCACAATAAGTACAGTCTATAAGGCGCATAGACACTCCCTGTTCCCCGAACATTTCGCAGTATCCCTCAAATAGCATTAGCCCACCATCGCCGTCAGTGTAGACGGTACTATATATTCCTTCGTCGATGTCTTCATACATAAAGTAAAAAGGCTCAAAGTCGGTTATATACTTCCTTAGCGTCTTTTCTTCCATGTTCGCGTGCTTTGCAATGTCTGCTATTGTTTTCATAGTCTTAGTTTCCCGTCGTTGTATTGTTCAAACACTAAGCCCACAAGGGCGCTGTATTGGTTATCGGTTAACGTGTCCGCGCTATGCGTGGTGCCGTTAGTCTCAAAAGAATAGACCACAACATCCCACACCGTCGGAACTGGTACATTTTTAACTTCAAAGTTTACATGGTCAAACATTTTATAACCCCCACATTGCGGCTGTTGCTTCCCAATCTACCGCCAGCGCCGCTAGCAATACAATAGCCAGCGCGTAGTGATACCAGTATACTTTTTCGTTTTCCATTGTTATGCTGCCTCCATTTCATCACGCACCAAGTCGCGCAGGTCGTCTATTAACTCGACGTTTAATGCTTCCAAGTCATCACGCGACACCTCACGCACTAAATGACGCTGCACAGTGCTGGGTGAGCAGTCTTCCTCATGTGCTACAAACGCACAGAAAGATGAGATTGCCAATGCGCGTAACGCCCTGTCGTTGCTGTAGTTTCTGCGCACTTTGTCGCAATTGTCGTGGTAATGGCCAGCGCCAAGGTATGACCCATCAATCCAGCACCTAAAAAACCGTCGATACCAAGTGTTGCAGTCTGTGATGGCTTCTTTGATGTCATTAGCTGTTGGTAAGTCTCTCATTGTCTTAGTTCCTTATTGGTTTTGGTAATGTTTCCACAGTTGCCCACTGGTGTCAATGGGCAACAATAGAACACTAGCTATTTACCGTTTCTTTTCCTCCATTCGTTAAGCCTATCTGCTGCCCGTTGACTACGCATAGCATATAACTGCTTCTGTGCGTTGTCTATTTCGCTGCGCGGCATGAATTTGGCTATTTTCCAGAGTTTATTTAGCGCGTCGTTCATATTGTCATACGCGGCGCGATAGCTTTCTTTGTCTTTTTCGTCCCTTGCTTTATCTAATAGCGACGTATGATAGCAGGCCTTGGCGTCGTAAGTTACCCATTCTGTCATTCTACCTGCGTAGATGTCACTAATAAAAGACACCTTCTCCGCGTCTTCCATGTAGTCATCCAATGTCATCATTGTCATTTGTTTACCTATGTAGTTATTAGTTAATTTGTGAAGCCATGATAACGCCTGCAGCACTGGTGTCTAATAACTTTTTGATCTATGCATATAACTATATGGTAGTTGTAATGGTTTTGATTGTGTGCTTGTGGTTACTTGTGTTGACCTATGGGGTACTATAGTCCCCCTCACATGTCAACATTTGCATACTCCTGTCAACTATGGTAGACCCCAGCGCCCCCTAGCATAACACAATCCCATTGTCAACCTTGCATTCTATTGTAAACTATGGTAAGCCATAGACTCCCTAGCATTGTTTGCTATTGTTTGCAAGTGTTGACATGAGGGGGCGGGTATGTTATGGGGGACGGGGGAGGGCTGACGCTCTGTTGTATTATTATAGTACCCGCTCACGTACAAAATAGGCCAAAATTAGGTCAAATTGACCAATAATCCTCTCCAGTAACCTCTTGTATACAAAAGAAAACTAGAATTTACTAAAAACACACTAAAAGGACACTCTTATAACTAAATAATCTAAAATAATGCTTGACTTTTGACACAAAATATGATATAATCAATAAGTATTCTTAGGTACTAAGGTAAATACTTTATGGATCAACCTAAACGTAAGAGAGGGAGACCAAGGAAGACTGATGTAGTCTCTAAAACCTCTGGAAACAGGGGTAAAGTAGGGCGACCTAAAGGTGACGCTAGCATTATTAATGAATATAAGGCTAGAATGCTTGCTTCACCTAAATCTAACAAGGTTCTGGATAGTATTTTTAATGCTGCTCTTAACGATGAACATAAAAATCAAGCTGCAGCATGGAAGCTAGTTATGGACAGGATGCTGCCATTAAGTTATTTTGAAAAGGATTCAGCTAGTGGTCGCCAAAGTGTGTCAATTACTATCTCAGGTGTTGGACAAGTTGCCACAACTGTCAATGACCCAAGTCAAGACGATACCACAGCCATTGAAGGAGAGTTCACAGAAAGTGATATATAAATACTTCCAACTAGATGACTTCAAGTGTCAAGAAACAGGCGAGAACAAGATAAACGAAGATTTTGTTAGAATGCTGGATGAGTTGAGGGAAGCCTGTGGTTTTCCTTTTGTAATCACTAGTGGCTATAGATCACCTAAGCATTCCATAGAAGCTAAGAAAGCTAAACCGGGAACACATGCACAGGGTATAGCTGCTGACATTAAGACTGCCAGCGGTCAACAGCGCCATAAGATTATTAAGGCTGCTATGATTATGGGGTTCAATGGGATAGGTGTTGCTAAGAGCTTTGTGCATGTGGACACTAGGAAGTCTAGCCCTGTTGTGTGGTCTTATTAATGTGTTATGGGTTATGGGAACTTTAAGGATTTATGACTGACCTAAACATAGAGTTACTTCCGTGGCAGCAGGATGTGTGGGGTGACGATACAAGGTTTAAGATTGTAGCCGCTGGTAGACGTACTGGCAAGTCCAGACTCGCGGCATGGTTGTTGATTGTCAATGCCTTGGAGTCCAGTAAGGGGAATGTGTTTTATGTAGCACCGACCCAAGGACAGGCTAGAGACATCATGTGGCAGACACTGCTTGAACTGGGTAATCCAGTGATTGTGTCTAGCCACATCAACAATCTACAGATAAAGCTAATTAACGGTGCGACCATATCGTTGAAAGGCGCGGACAGACCAGAGACTATGCGTGGTGTGTCCTTGAAGTTTCTGGTCATGGACGAATACGCAGACATGAAGCCTGAAGTATTTGAGCAGATTCTTAGGCCAGCCTTGGCTGACCAAAAAGGGAATGCGTTGTTCATTGGTACGCCAATGGGACGTAATCACTTTTACGAGTTGTACCAGTACGCTGAGTTAGGTGATGACCCAACGTACAAAGCGTGGCACTTTACGAGCTATGACAATCCTTTGTTGGACGCAGAGGAGATAAACGTAGCTAAAAAGAGTATGTCCAGCTATGCGTTTAGACAGGAGTTTATGGCGTCCTTTGAGGCCAGAGGCTCTGAGATGTTTAAGGAGGATTGGGTCAAGTTTGGCGAGTCTCCAGAAAACGGGGACTACTACATAGCCATTGACTTAGCTGGCTTTGAGGAAGTAAACAAACAGCGTACCAAGAACAGTAAACTGGACGAGACAGCCATAGCGGTTGTAAAGGTCAACGACAACGGACACTGGCACGTAGAGAACATAGTGCATGGGCGCTGGGAGTTGTCTGAGACAGCCAGAAAGATATTTGAGGTTGTCAGGGACTACAGGCCCATAGGCATAGGGATAGAGAAAGGTATCGCTAGACAGGCTGTTATGTCGCCTCTGACGGACATGATGAAGCGGTACGGTATGTTCTTTAGGGTTGATGAGTTGACCCATGGAAACAAAAAGAAGACTGATAGAGTTATGTGGGCGCTACAGGGCAGGTTTGAAAATGGTTTTATTACCCTTAACAAAGGTGAATGGAACAGTCGGTTCTTAGACCAGTTGTTTCAATTTCCTGACCCACTGACACATGATGACCTTGTGGACGCATTGGCTTACATAGACCAGTTGGCTAAGATAGCGTACACATACGACTTTGAAATAGATGACCATGAAGTTTTGGACACAGTAACGGGGTACTAATGGCTGCACTTACTAAAAGACAACAAGCTACGTTAAAAAAACACTCAGTACACCATACCGCAAAACACATGACTGAAATGCGTAAAGCTATGCGGTCTGGTAAATCTTTTACTCAAGCACATAAAATAGCACAAAAAAAGATAGGAAAGTAACATGGCTAAACGAGGACTGTATTCTAACATTCAAGCTAAACGCAAGCGTATTGCTGCTGGGTCTGGAGAAAAAATGCGTAAGCCGGGAGCCAAAGGCGCTCCAACGGCAAAAGCCTTTAAGCAAGCAGCTAAGACAGCTAAAAAGCCAAGGAAAAAGTAATGGAGTACGGTGACAACGACACCCTTGCCACTGAGCAACATATTGAAGATTGGGTTATTGACAAGTGCAATACTTGGCGTGACCACTACGAATCCAACTACGCAGAGCGTAACGAAGAATACTATAGACTTTGGCGCGGCATCTGGGCGTCCCAAGACTCAGACAGAAAAAGCGAAAGAAGCAGAATAATCAGCCCTGCATTACAGCAGGCTGTAGAGTCCAGTGTAGCGGAGATTGAGGAAGCTACATTTGGTCGCGGTAAATACTTTAGTATTACTGATGACATGGACGATCAGGACAATCAGGACATTGTATACCTGAGAACCAAACTCCACACTGACCTAGAAAAAGCAAAGCTGCGTCAGGCAGTAGGAGAGTGCCTTATCAATTCAGCAGTCTTTGGAACAGGGATTGGTGAGGTAGTGCTTGAGGAAGTAAAAGAGATGGCTCCCGCTACCCAACCTATCATGGGTGGTGAGTTGACAGCAGTGGGTGTTAATGTGACTGACCGCACAATGGTCAAACTGCGACCCATCCTTCCTCAAAACTTTCTCATCGACCCTGTTGCTACCAACGTAGATAATGCGCTTGGAGTTGCTGTAGATGAGTTTGTGTCTAGGCATCTTGTGGAGGAACTACAGGAGTCTGGAGTGTATGCTGATGTGTACGTCGGTAACGCTCCAAGAGACTACGAGTTAGAGCCTGACCAAGAGCTATCCAGCTTTGATGACGATAAAGTACGTCTAACAAAATACTACGGTAAAGTACCTCGCCACCTGCTAATGAAGTCTGAAAAAGAACTGATGATGCAGGACGATGAGGACATAGCTGAGATAGAAACACTTGTTGAGGATGAGGATGACGAGACAACTGAAAGTTTCTACGTGGAAGCAATCATTGTCATTGCCAACGGTGGCATACTCTTGAAGGCTGAAGAAAACCCCTACATGATGGGTGATCGTCCTATCGTAGCATTCCCTTGGGATGTTGTGCCGGGAAGGTTCTGGGGTCGCGGTGTTTGTGAGAAAGGCTACAACAGCCAAAAAGCGCTTGATACAGAGCTACGCGCACGTATTGATGCCCTATCCCTTACTGTACACCCAATGCTCGCTATGGACGCTACACGGCTTCCTAGAGGCTCTAGGCCAGAGGTACGCCCCGGCAAGATTGTCCTAACCAACGGTGACCCACGACAAGTCCTACAACCGTTTAACTTTGGTCAAGTTAGTCAGATTACATTTGAGCAAGCTAATGCGTTACAAAGAATGGTACAGATGTCTACAGGAGCGATTGACTCTGCTGGCATTCCCGGAAGCATCAACGGCGAAGCTACTGCTGCTGGAATTAGCATGTCTCTTGGTGCTATTATTAAGCGTCACAAACGCACACTAATAAACTTCCAAGACTGTTTTTTAATACCGTTTGTAAAGAAAGCTGCGTGTCGTTATATGCAGTTTGACCCTGAGAACTACCCTGTTGCTGACTACAAGTTTGATGCTACTTCCACACTGGGCATTATTGCGCGTGAGTACGAAGTTACACAGCTTGTACAGCTACTGCAAACAATGTCACAGGACTCACCTCTGTACAATACACTTATAGAGTCCATCATTGACAACATGAACCTGTCAAACCGTGAGGAACTGACTGCTAGGCTACAAGAAGCAGCACAGCAATCACAACCTACTCCAGAGCAACAACAGTTGGCACAGGCTGCACAACAGGCACAGCTTGCCTTCCAGCAGTCTCAGACAGCAGCGTTGAATGGACAAGCTACTGAGTCACAAGCCAGAGCGCAGAAGATGGCTGTAGAAACTCAGTTGGCACCACAGGAGCTAGAGATTGACAGGATCAAGGCTATCACAACCAAC